TGAATATAAGTATAAATATACTTGGATAAAAAACAATTCTACTAATTTTGTACATAGTAAAAACAGACCTATGACAAAACACGAAGACATACTTGTATTTAGCAAAGCTCCAATGGGGCATATATCTCAAATAGGAGAAGAAAGAAGAATGATATATAATCCACAAGGACTGATTAAGATAGATAAGAAAATTTCTTGAAATAATTTTGGAACTATTGCTTGACATAGACCTAGCCATAAGAAAGAATTAAAAAGAGAATATACAAACTATCCTAATGATGTTATAGATGATATTCCTGAAAAACCTACTACTAAAAAACTACACACTTCTGAAAAACCTGTGCAATTATTAGAAAAACTTATATTAACACACTCTAATAATGGATTAGTAATGGACTGTTTTATGTGAAGTGGTAGTACAGGAGTTGCTTGTAAAAATCTAAACAGAGATTTTATAGGCATTGAAATTGATGAGAATTATTTTAACATAGCAAAAGAAAGGCTAGCTATTTAATATAGCTTACATACACTAAGTAATTTGACTTTACATCTTCTTCTAAAATTTGTAAGCTTAGTGTATGTAACTTGTATTTAATACAGGTTCATAAAACAAAAAAAATCTTCCCTGACTACTTGGGTTAAAGTAGTATATCAGAGTGTATATCAGTTGGTAGATAGCACGGTTTGGAACTGTGAAGCCGTAAGTTCAAGTCTTACCACTCTGACCATTTTTAATATATGAATGTAGAATATAAATAATGACCTTAAGCAAATGTATGAAAGGGTGGTTGCCCTTAAATATTTTATATTCTACACTTATATATTAATTGCATAAATACATAAACTGAGTATAATTAGGCTTATATTAACCTGTAAGTCTTTTTTTATGTTTAAACATTGACAATATAAAACTAAACTCTATAAGGTTTGGTGTTGAATGAAAAGCAGATGTGATGATAAAAACCATATTAGGTATTATATATATTGATGAAAATGAATAACTTATGATAGTAAATGGAAAACTTGGGAATGATTTTATGAAGATATGTGAGCAGATTATAAAGAATGATTAACTCTTGAGAGGAAAAAATGAAACAAAAACTATTGTAAAAGTAATTGTAAGTGGGCAACCTATAAAGAACAAGCAAGAAATACAACTAGAACAATTCTTTATAAATGAAAATGCCTAAAAGATTGGTGTTTAGAGTTGGATATTAATTATTCTACTGCAACTACTAGAATATCAAGAGGTAAAAGTATTGAACAAACTTTAGAATTAATTTAAGATTATGGCAATAGGTAGGAAAACAGTAATGACAGAAGCTCTTGTAGGAAAATTAAAGGAGATATTACAGATAGATTGAACTATTAGTGAGGCTTGTTCATATGCTAATATAGATAGGTCTACTTATTATGATTGGCTTAAAAAAGACAAAGACTTTTCCAACAAAATGGCTGATGCAAAGGAATATGCCTTTATATTAGCGAGAAGAACAATAAATAAAGCTATAAAAAATTGAGATTGAAAACTTGCCCTAGATATTCTTAGAAAGAGAGATTGAAGATATAAAGATAAAGAAGAAAAAGAACTAACTTGAGCAATTACTATTTGAACTATTCTATGAGAAATAGATTGAGATACAGACTTAACTAAATAATTATGTCAGAGGAAGCTATTATTAAAAAGAAACTCTGAGATTGGAAATGGAGATTAAAGAGTTGAAAGATTTATAAGATTAAAGATAAATACTGAAAGGTTGTAAACTTTATCCCAAATAAATATCAATGTCATCTTATAGACAATCTACACTACAAAAACCTAATCCTTAAAGCAAGACAATTAGGTTTTTCTACTATGATACAGATACTAATGTTAGACCAAGCATTATTCAGAAGTAATATTGCCTGTTGAGTTATTGCTCAATGATTAAGAGATGCTAAGAATATCTTTGATAACAAGATTAAATTTGCCTATGATAATCTGCCTGAATGGTTAAAGAATGAAAGAACACTAGAAAAAGATAGCACAGATACACTACAATTTAGTAATTGAAGCTCTATTTATGTGTGAACGAGTTTTAGATGATGAACTTTACAGTATTTACATATATCAGAATACTGAAAGATTTGTGCTAAATATCCTGAAAGGGCAAAAGAAATAAATACTTGAGCTTTAGAAGCAGTTGCCGAATGATGTTATGTATTTATAGAAAGTACAGCAGAATGAAAGAGTTGAGATTTTTATGATAAGGCAGAAACAGCTAAGAAACTATTTAAGCTATGAAAGAAATTAAATAACCACGAGTATAAATTCTTCTTCTTCGCTTGGTGGGAAGTAAAAGAATATAAATTAGTAGATGCTGATTTAGTATTAACTCAAGAAACTAAAAACTATTTCAAGAAATTAGAAGAAGATGAATGAATTAAATGTGATACTGCCCAAATGAAATGGTATCAAGTAAAGAAAGACGAAAAGAAAGATGATATGCTAAGAGAATATCCTAGCACACCTGAGGAAGCATTCTTAGTTGCGATTGCTTGAAGTTATTACAAGAAGTGGATTAATAAGGTTATGGAAAGTTGAAGACTTTGTAAAGTGCCTTATGAGCCTGAATTAGTTGTACACACAGCTTGGGATTTATGATGAGCTTGATGATGAGATGATATGATTGTATGGTTTTTCCAAGTCTATTGAAAAGAATACAGATTGATTGATAATTTTGAATGAGTTGGATATTGAATGAAAGATGTACACAGAGAAGTGCTTATAGATAAGCCTTACAGATATGGTAAGATGTTTTTGCCACACGATGCTAAGGTTGCATCTATGAATGATAGAAAGACAAGAGAAGATACATTAGTAGAATTATGATACGATGTAGAAGTATTACAAAGAACAGCGATTAGTGATAGAATTGATGACACAAGAAATAATTTCAAGTTTATGTACTTTGATAAAGAGAATTGTTCTGATGCCTTAGATAAAGTAGCTGAGTATAGAAGAAAATGGAATGAAAGTATTGGAGATTTTATGAATGTGCCTGAACATAAAAACTCACACCAAGCTGACTGACTATGATACTTCGCCCAAGCTATTAACTTTCTACTAGAATTTAGTTGAGCCTGAGCAACTATTGATAGTACAGATTACGAAGATTATTTGTAATTTATTAATTTGCCTTTTTTCTCTAAATAATAATACTACGATTATTAGATAATAACTAAACTATTATGGAATTGGATTTATTATGATTAACTAAAGATGAAATTCTTACTCAAGTTTCTGCTGAAAAAGATTTGAGTGCGAGTTACTTTGAAGAAAAAAGACAGCAGTTTAGAGATAGAATTAAACTGATTAATTGACAAGCTAAATGAAAAGATAAAGTAAATATTAATATTGCATCTTCTCAAATTAATACTCTTATTGCCTTATCATATCAAGATGAGCTTACTGTTAAATTTCAATGAAGAAGCTTTGAAGATTATGAAGTAGCTGATAACCTAGAAAACCTAGCTAGATTTGATACAGATGAGATGAATATGGATTGGAAGAACTACCAAAAAGAGTTTGATAGATTATTTTATTGAGTAGCTGTTAGAGTATTTGATGACTTTGATACTAAGAGAAGTGTTCCAATATTCTCAGTTCAAGACCCAATGAGTTGGTATGCTGACCCAACACCTACTTGATATACTGCACAAGATTTTAGGTTTCATTGATTTGAAAGTGAAACAACAATACAATCATTGAAGAATGAAAGCTCTGCCCTTGTGAATACAGGTTGATATTATAACATAGATGACTTAGCAGTCGTAATATCTACTGAAAGACAGAAAGTTTTACAAGAAAGAAATGAGGCAGATAAATTAGCTTTTCAAAAAGATACAACAGCAAATGCCCAAATAACTCTATATAATCATTATACTATTATAAAGTGAGAGAAATACTTTGTTGTAACTGATAGTGATTGTAAAGCAGTATTAAAGCTAATTAAATTAGAAGCAGTTAATGAAGAAGAAAAGAAAGACCCAAGTTTAATACCATTTCCTATCATTGTAAACTACTTTAGACCAAGTAGAGATAATCCTTGTGGTTATTCTGTTATGGATTTTGTAGAAGATAAACAAAGAGCATCTAGTAAATTGTTTAATCTACAACTGATTAAGGCTACTAAAGAAGCATTATGAGGAGATTTTGTTTATGATGTGAACAAGATTAAGAATAGAGCTGACTTACAAAAACCTAGTATTACTTCAAGATATATCTGAATTAATCTGAAAAGCTGAGAGAATATTTGAAATGTTGTACAAGAAGTTGCAAGAGAAAAACTTACACAAGATGTTGAGATGATGAGAAATTCATTGAATAGAGAAGTACAAAACTCTACTTGAATTGATTGAATTATACAATGAGTTAGATGAGATAGAAGTATCACAGCTAGAGAAAGTCAGACAATACAACAGAATGCAAATCTTAATCTTGCCCTTAATAATAAAGTGAACAGTTGGGGAGAGAAAGCATTTTGGAAATTATGGTATAGAAGTTATAGAGAATACTTTAAGTCTAGTTCTGAAAAGATTGTTAGATTATCTAATTGATTTGGTAGTAATGTTATGAATTTCAAGGCAGTTGATTTTATAACTACTAATGATATTGATGTAGATATAATGAATAAGTCTGATGAAGATGCTAAAGTAGCAGAAGAAAAACTAAATATTCCAAATTACCAAATACTTCTACAAGACCCTACACTAGAAAAGATTAGTAAAGTATTTATAAATAGACATATCCTAAGAATAAGTTGAACACCTGCTAATATAATTAAGCAGATGATACAAGAAAGTTATGAAGAACAAGATGCTAAGGCACAAGTTTGAATACTTAATCATAATATAGATATTGAAGATTATGATGTAACAACAGACCAAGCAACATACTTAGCGATATATAAGAGATGATTACCAACTGATGCTATGAAAAAGGCAACAGCTAAAAGAGAAGCTATTTATAAAGAACAACTTAAACAAAAGATTAAAGCCTGAATGCAAATGGATTGACAACCACAATGACAATCACAATGAACTTGATGAGCAATTAATAATTCTATGGCAAACTCACAATCTGCCCAAAGAGTAGAATGAGAAAGTGCATCTGTTCAAGATATTGCAGGATAATGAACAAAAAACTTGCCTTTATGTACAATATTTGTATACTAAGGGCATTATTTTTTAATTAGTTTTTATGAGAGTACCAAAGTTTGATACAGTAATTTCAGGACAAGAAGCAGTTGAGAAACTGTTATGAGAAACACAATATAAGTTAGTAGCTAATTATACTAATGTATTGTCAATAAAATCAATTATAGCTGACATAAAGAGAGAATTAGCTAAGCCTGATTGTGATTATAAGACATTAGAAATAGGGCTAGATGAACAAACAAATAACCTTATGAGTAATATTAAGGCAATTAAGATACATACAAAACATATAGAATTTTTAAAATCTAACCTAAAATAAAATGGTAGTTACAAGATGAAACTCAATGTGATGAATAAATTTATTAGAATGAACTGTTAATCCATTCCAATCAAGTAGAATAAGTCAGTTACAAGACTTTTATTGACTATCTTTTGAAGATATGTTTGATACAGATATTATGGCAATTAAATGAGTTAAGCCTGAGGATTTAGATTACATATTAGAGAATAGGGAGTTAGAGTTTGCCAAAAAATCTACTGTCTGATTTGAATTAAGAGATGTACAATGAAAAGAAGAATATAAGAAACTTCAAGAGTATTATGGATTTAGTTTAGAAGATACACAAGATACTGATAAGTTAGTAAAATTATGAATGGAAGCTAAAGATATTCTATATATTACAGGGAAAGATATTGATAAGAAAAATGAGCCTGTATGAACAGATGAATTAAAAATGGTAGATGAGAAAGATGTTAATAAAGGCGAAGATGTTATAATAGACAATATAGTATTTGATAGTGAAACTAAAGAAGAAATATGATATGTAACTAAACAAGCTGAACAAAGTGGAGATATTGGTGGTATAGAATTATTAGATGAAATTAGTGAACTTAGAGAACAGTATAAAAAAGAGTTTGGTAAATATCCAAGTTCTCAAATGAAATTAGAAACACTTAAAAAGAAATTATGAGTAACGAGCTAAATGCCCTAAAGGGAATGAAACAATTAATGTGATTTTGACCTTATCTAAAGTTATGTTCTGAATTACAGAAACAAATAGATGCCTTAGATGAAGAAATACTGAACACTCTTTGAGAGAATGAGAAGAAATATACTCTTATGGACTTAAAGAAAATAGAAAGACTATTATTAAAACAGTTTCTTGATATGCCCTCAGATATTATTAAGGAATTTGATAATATTATTACCACAGCAGAAGCTAATGTGGAAAACAATAATTCAATACCTGATTGGTTGAAATGACCTGAATAAACATCAATACTCTCTAGGGGCGAAAGCTGATTAGGGAGTTTTTTCTTGACAAAAATTTGCCTAATAGTATCTTATAAGGGCAGATAAGAACTGTATATTAAAACTTAACACAAATAAATATGAGCGATTGAGCAAATATTGACAATCTAAGTTCTGAGGAACTTGAAAGTGCCTTGAATAGTGAAATTGCTGAACTTAACTGAGGTTGAGAAGATGCACCTGTGGAAGTTGAAAAGAAAGTTGAGGCTTTACCTGATACTGAAATAGAAAAAGATGATGACCTTGATGATGATGATGCAGATGATGCAGAAGAATGATTAAGTAAATCTGAAAAGAAAATTAAAAAACTACTAGCCCAAAGAAATGAGGAAAGAGATGCTAAGGCAAAACTTGAAAACAGAGTATTAGAGCTAGAAAAACAAAATACTAATAAAGACTTTTATACACAAAATCCTTGAGCAGAAGCCCACAAGGAAGCTATTGAAAAGGAAATGATTGAAACTCCTTGACTGTCAATGGAAAAGGCATTTAAAATTGTCGCTACCTGAGAAATAGTTGAAGAAAATAAACAATCAAGAGCTTGAAATAGACAAATATTGGGAACAACTCCCTGAGCAAATCTAAGCGATAAAAAGCCTACTGATATGACAACAGCAGAGTTGAATGCTAAAGTGAAAGAAATGTATGGGAAATGAGAGATTAGTATTTAATTATACTTACTAACCTATACGATTATGGCTTCAATAACAAGAGCAGATATAAATGCTTGAGTATTACAAACTTGGTTATATAGAACAGTATTAGAAAACTTTGAGCCTAATGTAGAATTTTTCTCTATGTGAGAAAAACCTATGTTTGAAGACGGATACAACACAGTATCTTGGGCTAAATTTTCTCAATTATCTGTTACGGTTGCTACTTCAACTCTTACGGATTGAGTAACACCTACTGAAACTGCATTTAATGCAAGTGTTATAACTGCCTCTCCTGAGGAATATGGTATATATGTAAACTTATCTAGTATGTTACTAGATACTTCTGCTATAAACTTTATACAAGGGTCAGCAGTAGAAATTGGGTCTAATATGGCTAGAATTATAGATAATATAGTTCAAGCAGAAGTTATGACTTGAACAGAAGTTAGATATTCAGGTAATGCTACTTCAAGAGTTACTCTTGATGCTACTGATACATTAGACTGAGAAGATTTAATTGGTGCTTACACTAAATTAGATACAGCTAATGCTCCTAAATATGACTGATACTATGTTGCATTAGTCCACCCTCATACTGTTTACGATTTAAAGAAAGATACATCTGTAACTTGATTTATTGAAACAAACAAATATGTGATGCCTGAAAAAATGATTAAATGAGAAATTGGGGCAATCAATGGTGTGAGAATTGTTACAAGTTCAAATGTTGGAACATTTACATCTACTGTAACTGTATACCCAACTCTTGTACTTGGTAGAGGTGCTTATGGTGTTCCAAGTCTTAACAGTCTTCAAACATTCATAACTCCTAGAACTGCATCAGACAGCGACCCACTTGCTCAAAGAGTTAAAGTTGGTGCTAAAGTTGCATTCGTTGCTAAAATTCTTCAAGAACAAGCAATGTGTAGAATTGAAAGTGCAACTTCATTTGCATAGTCAATCAAAAATTAGGGTCAGATTAATTTCTGCCCTTTTTTTTTGCTTTTTATTTCTAGGATATTATTATGGACTTATTAATTATTAATTTTGAACAGAATGGATAATAAAAAATTGACACCACAACAAATATTAAATGAAAGTTATAATTGAAAATGATGATTGAATATCACAGATATTATGACTGATATTGCTTTATGAAATGTTGCCTGACAATCTATAATGAGTGCTATATGAGAAAGAATAACTGTATGAGATACTGCTAATTGAGAAGATGTATGGAGATGAGTTGCTACTACTATCCCTGTTCCTAGTCCTTTATGAGAACAAATGTCTATTGCTTCTAGTGATGCTCAAGATACTGATTGATGAACTTGAGTGAGAACTATTATAATACATTATTTAGATAGTGCTTGAGTTGAAAATGAAGAAGTTATTACTATGAATTGAACGACAGAAGTTGATACTGTTGCTACTGATATTATGTTTGTGAATGATTTTCATACTGTTACTGTTTGAAGTAATTGAGTTGCTGAATGAGATATAGATATTTACCAAAAATGAGATAATACTAGAGTTTATAATATGTTAGAACAATGAGGGAATAAAAGTCTTGTACCTAATAGAATGATACCTGCTTGAAAAACCCTTGTATTGAAATGATGGCATTGTTCAGAAGCAAGAGATAAAAGAACTATATTTAGAATTAGAAGTACAGACCATTATTGAGTAATAGTACCTTGAGTATTCTTATTTAAAGATACAGCTTATTTAAGAAAGAATGCTACTTGAGAATTAAGTTTGAATGTATCTTGTCCTGCTTTATCAATCGTTAAAGTGTCAGCTTGGGGAGAACAAGCAGATTGAGAATGAAGCTGTGGTTGGTGGGGAGTTTTAACTGATAATGTATAAAAAATTATGGATAATACAGAGCTATTTACTAGAAGTAGAAGAAGAATAAATGTAAATTCTGTTCAATGGACTGATGCAGATATGTTATTAGACCTGAACACAGTTTACCACGAACTAATAGAATTAATTATAAATGCAGTCTGAGAGGATTTATTTATGAGAAGTTTTAAGTCAGATACAGTAATTGGGCAAACTTGATATGATTTACAAGAAGCTACAAGTATTCTGCCTTGACATAAGAAAGTTAAAAGAATTGAAGTGTTTTATAAGAGTACAGACTTATATCCAAAAGTATTAAACGAGGTATCACAGAATGGATTACCTTTATCTTTAGATTATTATGCAGAGAATACAGCACCTGCTGATGCTTTCTTTTTCTTAAATTGAAATAAGGCACATATATTTCCTGCACCTACTGAGGAGATTATAGAATGAGTAGATATAATTAGTGCAATTACTCCGATTGATTTAGTTCTTGGTTGAGCCGAAGCTTTAAACTTAATACCTAGACAATTCCATAATACTATTGTTGAATGAATGATACAATATGAATTAGGGCATCTAGGAAAGATTAAGGAAAAGAATGATGCGATTGCAAATTATGAAAGACTTAAAAATGAAATGGTTACATTCTTATCAGATAGAGTAACAACTCCTTTAGTTTGATTACTTCCAAATTTATCACACCTAGAATAATATTTAACTTATAGAAAAATGGCAAGATATATAAAAGACAACTTCTATGGTTGAATGAGTGAAGATGATGTATTAGGTTGAGCTGATAGATGTTTATTTTCAAATTGAATTGATGTAACCTGAAACAGTAATTTTATTCAATTAATGAATGCTCCTGTTGAGGCTATTGACACTTGAAGTGAACTTTGACAATATGCTATGACTGTGTCTAGTTCTACTTTCGCAGTACAACCTAATGTATTAATGTTTACTGATAGTTGAATTTATAGAGATGATACTGTTGGAGTTATTAATGCTAGTGTTTGGCAAGAAGCTAATTTTGTTGTTTGAGATACTATGTATTTAGTTCAAAATAATTGAAACTCGGCAGTCTTTACTTTGTATAGTGAGCCTGTTGATAATATGCTTACGAGTTGAAGCCCTGTGCCTAGTGTTGTTACAACTGTTGGAGCTTTATCTACTAATGATAGTTACTTTAATAATTGAGTTACTGTATTATGAGATATTGCTTATATATGGTTAGGAGATAAGGTTTGTAGATTTGAGCCTACTAATGCTAATACTATTACTGAGTTTGATATATTCGGAGAGGAGGTTATCTTTGTATCTTATGTATGAGGATATTTTAGAGTGTATACTAGAACTTGAAAATTGATGTTATGGGATTGAAATACTACAACTATTGCTGAAAGTATTGATTTGAAATTACCATTGAAAGCTTGATACCAAATCTGAAATATTGATTATTTATATACTTGATATGTTGGAAACCAAAGAGGATTATATTATATGAGTGGTTACGATTTAGTACCATTATTTAAGGAACAATATAGTAATC